CGTCAGATGTGTATAAGAGACAGGACTACGATCGCACCGACAACGGCGTCATCGAGATCGGGAATCCGCGCTTCATTACGCCGTGCCCGAAGCCTGAGCTGCAGGGCGCCATGAAAATGCTGATGGTGCCCAAGCATATCGTCGATGAGGTCGCACTGAGCCTGAACGCGCAGCCTATCGAGGGGTTGCCGGGGTGGTGGCGTTTCGCAATCTGGGAGAGCCCATGAGCCAAGAAGCCAATCTCATCGAGGAGCTGCTCGAGAAATACGATGGCCTGCCGCCTGAGAAGCAGTCCGAGATGGACAAGCTGGTCGAGGATCGCTCGCAAGGGCGCCTCTGGTTTCCGACTCCGGGCCCGCAGCTCGAGGCGGTGCAATGCAAGGCTGACGTGCTGCTCTATGGTGGCTCCGGTGGATCCGGCAAGACTGACCTGATCCTGGGCCTCGCCCACACCGAACACCAGCGGACGCTGATTATCCGCAAGCACTACACGGATCTCACGGCACTGACTGACCGGGCCAAGGAGATCAACGGCACCGAGAAGGGCTACAACGGATCGGCGCCACCTCGCCTGAAAACCGTCGAGAACCGCCTGATCGACTTCGGCGGTATCGCCAAACCCGGCGACGAGGAGCACTGGCAGGGCCAAGCCCATGATCTCCTCGCCGTTGACGAGGTGGTGCAGAATCGCGAGGCTGCGATCCGCTTCCTGATGGGTTGGGTTCGATCGGCCGACGAGGGGCAACGCTGTCGCGTCATTCTGGCCAGCAACCCGCCGACGACCTCCGCGGGCGACTGGATCATCCCGATGTTCGCGCCGTGGCTCGATAGCCGCTACGAGAATCCGGCCGAGCCCGGTGAACTGCGATGGGTCGTGACCATGCAGGACGACTCCGGCCGGTCCTTCGATCACTGGGTCAGTGGGCCCGATGTGAAAATTGACTCAGGGAGAACATGGCCCGATGGAACAACTCGCTATCTCGTACCTGAATCTCGCACTTTCATCCCGGGCCGGCTCGACGACAATCCATTCCTCGCTTCTGATGGAAAGTACGCCGCGAAACTTGACGCCCTGCAGGAGCCCCTCCGCTCTGCGATACGCGACGGCAATTTCATGGCCGCCCGCCAAGATGAGCCTGACCAGCTGGTGCCAACCGATTGGATCCGCATGGCACAGAACCGCTGGCGAGAGGACTATTATGGCTCCCCTCCAACCAACGTCCCGATGTGCGCAATCGGTGTCGATGGCGCAAGCAAGAAGGACGAGGCGGTCCTGGCTCCTCGCTACGATGGTTTCTATCCTGAGCTGATCGCCCAGTCCGGCGCCGAAACTCCGCACGGCCGGGATCTGGCCGCCCTCGTGCTGAAGCACCGCAAGCACTCGGCCGTTCCGGTTATCGACTGCGGTGAGCGCACGGGCGCGGAAGCCTTCGCGCACCTCGAGGAGAACGGCGTCGACTGCATCCGGCACGTTGGCATGGACAAGTCCATCCAGCGCACCAAGGAGAAGCAGCTCAAGTTCTTCAACAAGCGCGCCGAGGTCTACTGGCGATTCATGGAGGCGCTGGATCCGCACCAAGATGGCGGCTCGCCCATTGCCTTGCCCGATGACCCGATGCTGGTCTCGGATCTGACCGCGCTGTCGTGGGAACTTACGCCGAACGGCATCAAGGTCACGCCCAAGAAGGATGTCGTGAAAATTCTCGGCCGCTCGCCAGACCGCGGCGATGCTGTCGTTCAGGCGTGGAGCTCAGGAGCTCGAGCGGTGACGCATCTGCATGAGTGGCGAAAAGATCAAATGGCGGGTACGATGCTTGGCAAAGCGAATCGCCGTCCGGCTGTCAACATGGGTCCAAGGAGAAGGAACCGATGAGTGGACTGAAAAACACCGCGAAACGTCTTGCCAATGCGTCACTCGGTCGAGGCTATGCGACCAACGATGAACGCCGCCAGGAAAAGAAGGCCAAGATCAAGGCCGGCAAGGACAAGATGTTTCAGAACGCCGCGATGCCCGACGAGGAGGATATTCGCCGGGTTGAGCGCAGGAAGGCCGCCCGCCGCCGCGGATCCCGTGCCAACACTGTAATGACCAATCGAGACACCCTCGGATGAATCCAAAACAGCTGGTTCTGCGTGGTTCGCAGCTCTTTAACGAGCGCAAGGCCATCCTGACCCTGTGGCAGGACATTGCCGAGAATTTCTACCCGCAACGTGCAGACTTCACGCTGACTCGCTACATCGGTCAGGAATTTGCTGAGCACCTCTATTCGAGCTACCCGATCATTGTGCATCGCGAGCTCAGCACGTCACTGGCCGCAATGCTCCGGCCCAGGGCCAAGGAGTGGTTTCGCGTCTCGGTGGATCAGGAGGATGATCTGACGCAGGCCGGCAAGGAGTGGCTGCACTGGGCCACTGAGCGCCAGCGGTGGGCGATGTACGATCGCAACGCGCAATTCATTCGCGCCACCAGCGAGGGCGATGCTGATTTTGCTGCCTTCGGCCAGTGCTGCATCTCGCACGAGATCAACTGGAACATGGCGAAGCCGCACCTGTTGTTCCGCAGCTGGCACCTCAGGGATGTCGCGTGGTCGGAGAACGAGACCGGCGTCGTCGATGAGATCTACGTGAAGTGGAAGCCGATGGTCAAGCAGCTCAACAAGATGGGCTGGAACCTGCACGAGAACATCGCCAGACTCACTGGCCTCAAGGATCTGGAAAAGGTCGATTGCATGAGACTGGTCATCAGCACCGACCAGTACAAAGGCCAGAGCGGCCAAGGCGAGGGCTATCCGTGGATGGTCGTCTATCTGGACACCGCCAACAATCACATCATGCACGAGCAGGCCAGCACCTCGCGCGGCTTCACCCTGCCGCGCTGGCAGACGGTTTCGGGCAGCCAGTACGCCTATGCGCCGAGCACCGTCGCAGGATTGCCTGATGCTCGTCTCCTGCAGGCCATGAGTCTCACCTTGCTCGAGGCGGGGGAGATGAGTGTCAGGCCTCCGATGATCGCGACCCAGGACGCCATCCGTGGCGACGTCCAGCTGTTTGCTGGCGGTATCACATGGGCCGACATCGAATACGACGAGCGCAAGGGCGATGTGCTGCGTCCAATCAACCAAGATCGCCGTGGCCTGCCAATGGGCTACGACAACCGTGACACCCAGATGTCGATGCTCGCTGAAGCGTTTTACATCAACAAACTGACTTTGCCGCCGCCCGAGGGCGATATGACGGCATTCGAGGTGGGTCAGCGCGTAGAGGAGTATGTGAGAGCGGCCCTGCCCTTATTTGAGCCGATGGAACATGAATACAATGGTCAGCTGTGTGAGGACACCTTTGACTTACTTCTACGCGCTGGCGCTTTCGGATCGGTCCACGACATGCCGCAGGAGCTGCAGGGTCGTGAGGTCCACTTCAAGTTCGTCAGCCCACTGCACGATGCGATCGAGCGTAAGGACGCCAGCATCTTCATGGAGACGCGCGACCTGCTCGCCGCAGCCATGGAGCTGGATCCGACCGCGGCTTACAACGTAGACATGACTGGAACGCTGCGCGATGCCCTCGAGGGCGTCGGTCTGCCGGCCAAGAATCTCGTCCCGCTGGAGGAGGTTGAGGCCCAGATCGAGGAAGCGAACCAGATGGCGGCCATGCAGGAGCAGGCCGAACTCGCAACGAAAGGAGGCCAAGCTGCAAGGGATGTTGCACAGGCTGAGGCCAACATGGCCCAATCTGAAGCTGCATGACGGAGATCCGAGACACAGTCGCGGAGTGCTTGCCGAATCCGAATCCGATCGCCAGACCGGACTACACGGAAGCAGAAGTTCAAGCACTCAGGGCACTGCAACGAGGTGTCGCCAGTGACCGACAGCAGATCCTGGCACTGGAGTACCTGATCCGCGCTGCCGGCACTCACGACCTCAGCTACAGGCCCGGAGATCCTCACGCGACAGCGTTTGCAGAAGGCAAGAGATTTGTAGGAACCACTTTGGTATGGATGCTAAAGTCAGCCCCGGCAAGGACCGACCCCGACAAGACAGCAACCAGAGAGATGGACCATGAGTGAAATTGACAACCCGATCACCGACGATACCCACTGGGCCGATGACATCATCACCGATGACACGCCCGAGGCCCATGCCGAAGCCCTGAAGGGATTTGAGACGCAGAAGGACCTGAACAACGCCTTCCTCGGTGGACTCGATCGCAACTGGCGCGAGGACTTCGCAGGCGACGACGACAAGTTCAAGTCGCAGCTGGAGCGTTACAACACGCCGGCCGATCTGGGCAAGGCCTTCCGCGAGCAACGATCCACAATTTCATCCGGCGCCTTCAAGCAGGCTCCGGGCCCAGACGCTACCGACGAGGACGTCGCGGCCTACCGTGAAGCCAACGGCATCCCGGCCGAGGCTGGTGGTTATCTCGAGAACCTGCCCGAGGGGCTGGTCCTGGGCGAGGAGGACAAGGAGATCTTCTCCGACTTCGCGGGCGCCATGCACGAGATGAACGTCGATCCGACCGTCATGCACAAGGCGGTCGAGTGGTACAACGGTTTCGCTGAGCGCGAGCAGGATGCCCTCGCTGAGATGGATCACACGCAGCACACCGAGACTGTCGACGAGCTGCGCAACGAGTGGGGCACGGACTACCGGGCCAACATCAATCTGGTCGGCTCGCACATCGAGACCCAGTTCGGCAAGGAATCAGCTGACGCGCTGCTGAATGCCCGCGGCCCAGACGGCCGCGCGATTATGAACATCCCCGGCGTCCTGCAAGGCTTTATGACTGCAGCCCGGGCGATCAACCCGGTGGCTCAGCTGGCACCGAAAACCGATCGAACGGCAGTCGAGACACTGGACGAGGAGATCGCCGGCATCGAGAAGGTTATGCGCGAGAATCGCGCAGAGTACAACAAGGACGAGAAGATGCAGGCCCGCTACCGCGAGCTGCTGCAGATCCGTATTGACCACGAAGCAAGGAAATCCGCATAGGAGAGCATCATGGCATTGCAAGCACCAGCCACCACGAACTCGAACACGATCCAGCCCGGGGATTCGATCCTCACGGCTGACGACAACACGCCGCTGCCGAGCGACACGGTCACGTAGTCGTGGCCAAGAAAAAGAAGGGGCCCAAGGGAGCTGCCGCCTACAAGGCGAATCTCGAGCAGCGGGGCCTCACTACAGTTGTGGATGACGTCAGGAAAAAGATCGCGCAGCGCACCAAGCGGCGCGCTGACGTCACCACGGTTCTATCGAAAGCAAGGAGCTACTGATGGGCGCCCTCAAAAAGCTATTCAAAAAGGCCTATGACAAGGCCGGCAAGCCCGGAGGCTCCTCTCGCGGGTCTCAGGTTCTGACCGGAATCAGGCCCGGAGATCCGGGCAGCAACAAAGGACAAGGGCAAGGGGAGCGCACTGTCCCTGGGCGGCGCAGGCCGCGCACGGCACTCGGGCCCGGAGCGGATCAGCTCTGATGGGCGACATATTCAAAAAGTCCCAGTCGCTCAACATCCTCAACCCGATTGCTCATCACTGGGGTCAGGGTGCATTCGACTCCTCGAGGAAGGGTAAGCGCGGCAAATTCAAGGCCTTGGCCGGCGAAGGCTCCGGCATGACAGCCAAGCAGCGCCGTGAGTATCTGGCCAGAGAGTCTGCCAAAGGCGGTGGCGGTGACGCGCTCGGTGTGCAGTCTCCCTTGTCATCGACGTATTCCTGAGGTAGATTTGCCCTACCACGTTTAGCAGGACACCCCGCACTCGCGGCCCCTGCGCCTCCCGGCCCCTGAGCCGCAACGTGTGAGGCCCCGCAAGGACACCCCTCGCACAGCCAATCAGGCTACCCCGATAGTGGAATAACGGACTATTCTTTTCATCTGGGAGAAGCCAAATGGCTGAAACAGCGTTTATGATTCAATATCGGCAGGAATTCATCGCCGCCTTTGAACAGCACCAGTCGCTCCTGCGCGAAAGCGTGACGACCGAGGCAGTCATCAAAGGCAATCAGGCGACGTTTCTGGTAGCCGGCTCTGGCGGCGCAACCGCCAAGACTCGCGGCGTGAACGGGTTGATCCCGGCGCGCGGTGACGACCTGAGCCAGCCCGTTGCAACTCTGGTCGAATGGCACGATCTGGTGCGCAAGACCGACTTCAACATTTTCGCATCGCAGGGCAACCAGCGCGCGATCATGCAGTCGACTTGCATGGCCGTTATCAATCGCAAGATTGACTCGGACATCGTCACGGAGCTCAACACGGGCACCATCAACACAGGCGCAGCCGCTGCTGCTACCCTGAATCTCTGCCTCGAGGCCAAGACTCGGCTCGGTCAGGCAGACGTTCCGTGGGACAGCAACGTCACGTTCCTGGCAACGCCTCACTTCGAGGCAACAATGCTGACTCTTGCAGCATTCACCTCTCGCGACTTCACCTCCAACGGGCCTATCGACGGCACACCGGAAGCGTGGCGCGATCGCCAGCAGTCTTATCGCTGGCTCGGCATGAACTGGATCGTACATCCCCAGTTGCCGGGTGAAGGCACCGCAGATGCACAGTGTTTCGCGTACCACAAGAATGCTATCGGACACGCTTACAACTCCGATAACATCGAGGCGCGCGCGGGGTATGACGAGGAGCAGGACTATTCGTGGTCTCGCTGCACGATCTACATGGGCTCACAGGTTCTGCAGAACAGTGGTATCGTCGTGGTCAACGCGATCGACAACACCCTGCTGGCCTAATCGGGAGAACGAATCATGGCATATGACACTCATAGTTTGGTTACGGCTTTCCCTCGAGTCGGTTCGGCTGAAGGGCCGCTTGCCTCCGGTGCAGGCTTTAGTGCGGCGATGCACATTTATCGCTCTGCTGATCCTGTTCTCACGGTCATTGGCGCTGGTTACATTAGTGACGGTCTCGACAAGGGAGTTGCAGTCAACGACATCGTTTTCGTCGTAGATGACAACCTCGGTCTTGTCGATATGTGCATCGTCACCGTAGTCACTGCTGCTGGCTTGGTAACGATGGTCAACGGCACGTAATTGACGTAGGTACGAGTCAAGCGCGACAATGCGAGGGCGAGCTCATCCGGGCTCGCCCTTTCTTGTCACGGAGACGATAAATGTCTGAAGCAGCAGCAAAGATAGAACCTGAGAGTGAGGCCAACGAGGCCGAGGCAACGCCGATCGAAAAGGCCACGCCAATCACCGAGGCCCGCTTTGGCCTCGAGGTGGAAAAAAGCAACCGCTGGCGCATTGAGGTGCCAATGGGCATCTCGCCCGAGCAGATCCTCAAGGATGAAACCTACTGGCAACACATCGCGACTCACCTGAGACCGGGTGACATCATCGTGTGCCTGCCTGACAACATGGCGTGGAAACTGGTCCTGCACGTCGCAGGAGCCGGACGCCTGTTCGCTCACGTTTCGATGGAGTCCTTCGTCGAGCTCACCCCGGCCACGGCCAAGGTGAACCTGCCGTCGATCTACAAGGTCGAGTTCCAAGGTACGCATCACAAGTGGGCCGTCATTCGTGAGGGCAAGCCCCTCAAGGACGGATTCGAGACTGAGACACTTGCTCGGCGCTACGCCCAAAACCACGAGGCAGCGGTGCAACGGTAGCCGATCAAGGACTGAACTTTTGCGCAGGGATGCGCAGGCCTGGAGTAAGACATGACTGACAAGCTCTCAATCTACAACGGCGCACTGAGCATCCTTGGTGAGCGGCAGCTCGCTGATCTCACCGAGAACCGCGAGCCGCGCTACAAGCTCGACGAAATCTGGGACAACAATTTCGTCAGGCGATGCCTGCAGATGGGGCAGTGGGCATTCGCTCAACGCACTGTGCAGCTCGACTCGAGTCCATCCGTGACGCCGTCCTTCGGCTTCCAGTACGGATTCGATTCCCCGACCGACTGGCTCAGGACGATGGCCGTCTGCTATGACGAGTATTTCGCCCTGCCCTGCACTCGGTATTCCCGCGAGGGCCAGTGGTGGTTCTCAGACGCGGATCCGCTGTTCATCAAGTACGTCAGCGATGACGCCCAGTTCGGCGGTGACTTCAGTCTCTGGCCGCACAACTTCACCGAGATGTCCGAGCACTACATGGCCTACAAGGTCGCGCCCCGCCTGATCGGTGTCGATCCGACTGACTCCGAGTTGCTACGCAAGTGGAAATTCTGGCTGGCCGAGGCCAAGGCTGTCGACGCCATGGAGGAGCCGGCCAAGTTCGCTCCCAAAGGCGGTTGGGCCAGATCCAAGCGAGGGTTCCGCAGCAGCAACGATCGCGGCTCCCGCAATCAGCTGATCGGATAAGCCATGGCAACCGGCGAAAAGACACTCCTCGCTTTCAACCGAGGCGTAATTTCCAGCAGGGGATTGGCGCGGCAGGACCTCGATCGAATGGCTATGTCGGCCGAGATCCAGCGCAATTTCATCCCTCGAGTGCTCGGCTCGATGATGCTGCGCCCGGGCATGAAGTACATCGACACGATGTTCGAGGATCTGCAGCTGGTCCGGCAGATGCCGTTCATATTCGGCGTCGACGACACGGCCCTGATCGAATTCGGATCTGGCGGCTACATGCGCATCCGTATCGACGATGTCCTGCTCGAGCGTGTTGCAGTCGTGGCCACGGTCACGGACTCGACATTCAATGCGGCCCTGGGCGTCGGTGTGAACGACTGGCAGGATGACTCGGATCCGGGCGCAACAGCTGAGTCAGGCCCGCTCGCAGCTGAGCCCAACGTCCTGAACCTCGATGGCACTGGCGAGGACTATGCCAAGGTCACGCAGCGCGTCGAGGTGGATGCCGGCGAGACCACTGTTGAACATGCTCTCGGCATTACGGTCGGCACTGAGTTCTGCCGGCTGCGCGTCGGCACCACGCTCAACGGTGACGACCTGATCGCAGAGACGCAGCTCGGCAAGGGTTCTCACAATCTCGCGTTCATTCCGAATCAGGATCATTTTTTCATCGAGCTGGCCAACGACAGGAACTATCGCTGCATCGTCAACGGCTGCGGCATTGCTTCGGCCGGCCCGATCCAGTTCACGACTGGCTGGTCAACCGAGGATCAGGTTCGCTCTGTAAGGTGGGCCCAGTCAGGCGACGTTATCTACTGCACGGCAGCTGGCCTGCAGACCAAGAAGATCGAGCGCCGCGGCACTGGCCGATCATGGTCCGTGGTCGACTACGGCCCTGAGGATGGCCCGTTCAATACGCTCAACGTGTCAGCCACGAGCATCACGGTCTCCGCGATCGAGGGCGACATCACGATCACCTCGAGCGAGCCGATCTTTGAGCAAACCATGGGCGGCGGCATCTTTGGTGCTGGTGCCCTTGTGCGAGCTGCCTCCCAGGGTCAGGTCGTGACGCAGGAGGTGAACGGTGCTGACCAGTTCTCGCCACCTATCCGCGTCTCAGGCACTGGCGAGGCGAGGCGCTTCGGCATCATCATCGAGAACATCCCGCCCGGATCAGGCACGGTCACGGTGCAGTTCTCAATCGGATCACCTACTGGCCCGTGGAATGATCTCACGCCCCAGTACACGACCAACCAGAACACTACCTACCTCGATGAGCAGGACAACCAGATCATTTATTACCGGATCGGCGTCAAGGCTGGCGATTTCACCAGTGGCCCGATCAACGTCACGCTGAGCTACACCAACGGATCCATCACTGGCATCGCCCGCATGACTGGCTACAACTCGCCAACGTCGATCGACGCGGTAGTGCTGTCGCCATTCGGTTCGCTGCTGGCAACCAAGGACTGGGAGATCGGTCAGTGGAACGGCGGTGAGAATAACGGCTGGCCGTCGACGGTGGACATCCATGAGAACCGGCTGTGGTTCGCGGGCCTCGACAGGATCTGGGGATCCGTGTCGGACAACTATGAATCGTTCGACGACGAGACCGAGGGCGACTCCGGCCCGATCAATCGAAACATCGGCTCCGGCCCGATCCGCGTCATCTCGTGGCTGAAGTCGTTTGGCCGGTTGCTGATCGGCACCTCGGAGAATGCCGCGGAGATCGACGCCGCCCGCATGGACGGCAACCATCCCCTCGGTGTGCGCTCGAGCTCGTTCGACGAGGCGCTCACGCCGACCAACTTCAACATCAAGACGATCAGCTCCAAGGGTGTGTTCGTCGACCGGACCAAGCAGCGCCTCTACGAGCTCAGCTACAGCCCGGATGCGACCGACTACCAGAGCATCGACCTGTCGATATTCGCTCCTGATTTCAACATCGCCGGCATTGTGCATGTTGCAGTACAGATGAAGCCTGACGTCAGGGTCCACTGTGTCCGCACTGACGGCACGGTCGGGATGTTGGTCTACGACCGGCTCGAGAATGTCATCTGTTGGGTGGACGTCGAGCTCGGTGGCGCCGGCAACTGGTGCGTCGAGGACGTCGCAGTGCTGCCCGGTGAGGAGGAGGATCAGGTCTATTACACGGTCAAGGGATTCAACTCCGAGAACGGCGAGGAGCGATTCCTGCTGAAGTGGTCGAAAGAGACCGAGGCGATCGGTGGCCTGAACAACTACATGCTGGACGCATGGGGCCAGTACGATGGCGCCCCTACCAACCAGCTCATTGGTCTTGAGCGGCTATCAGGGCTGACGGTTGGCGTCTGGGCTGACGGTAAGGACATCGGCACGTATCAGGTGACGCAATTCGGCACACCGGGCGAGCTGGATCTGCCGGAGCAATACTCGAACATCGTGTACGGCCTCGTCTACACGGGCCAGTTCAAGAGCGCCAAGCTCGGTCGCCTCGATGGCATCGGGATGCTCGAGCACAAGAAGGTCGACCGGCTCGGCTTCATTGCGCAGAACATCCACAACCAAGGCGTCCAGTACGGCCCGACCTTCGATCAGCTCTATGACATGCCGCGCGTCGAGAAGGGCACGGTTACGGACCCAGATCAGATCTGGGATGACTACCATGAGGAAAACTTCTCGTTTGGCGGGGAGTGGGATACGGATTCGAGAATATGCTTGCAGTCAGTCGCACCGAAACCAGCGACGATCCTGGCAGCGATAGCGGAGTTCGAGAGCGTCGAGAAGCGGAGCAATCCGAAGCGCCGAAGATAGAATACCGCTACGCAACGACTGAGGATTTTATCGCCTACTACGGCCACACCATGCGCGGCACGGTGAAGGCGTATGCGGTGACGATGGACGGTGTAGTCCACGGCTTCATTGGCATCATTCGCGAGAACGGGATTGGCAAGTTCTTCACCGAGAACAGTGCCGAGCTGCAGCCCTACCTCAAATCAATTACCATCATGCGGGCTCTGAGAAAGAGCCTCGACTGGTGCAGGGCGTACCGCGGTCCAGTCGTCGCGATCGCAGAGACCGTCGAGGGCTGCATCACGATGAACAGACTGGGGTTCGAGCACATGGATGGGGTCTACTACGGATGGTTCGATAAATGGCACAGATAGCAGTCGCAGCAGTCATGCTGGTCGCCGGGGCCTATAAGGGCTATCAGGCGAAAAAACTCAAAGAGCAGGAAGCCGAGGGCTACCGGGACGCGGCTGGCCGGCAGATGGCCATTACCTCACGCGAGATGGCTGAGGAGATCCGCAACAAGGAACTCATGCACTCGCGCGCCATCGCTGTCGCTGGTGTCTCCGGCGCCGGCACAGATGGCCTCACGAAACTTCTGGGAGATCTCAACACCGAGGGCGAGTACCGCGTCATGTCGGTTCTGTGGAATGGCTTGAACGAGGCCGAGGGCCTGCAGTACCGGGCCGAGGCAGCAGAGCGTGAAGGCAAGGCAGCCCAGACCGCTGGCATCATCGACGGCATCACCTCGGCCGTGTCCGCTTACGCAGGCATGAGTGGCGG